ATAACTATTCTTTAAATCTTCTTGACTAAAGATAGTTCTCATTTTCATTTGAATAGGAGAATAATCTTTAAATCTTAATGCTACTGAATATGAATTCAAGTATTCAAAGATTTTTGTTATTATGATATATTTCTTTCTATCTAATGCTCTATATTCTAATTCTTTTTCTCTATCTTTAAAAGATACTTCACCACCTACATCAGATTTATCTGGATCTTTCATCAATGCTTCTATTTGATTGTCAACCAGTTTTAATCTTCTTTGTAGTGCAGCAACATCATGCCATCTTTCTTTTGATACAGTGTAGAATACAGTTTCCAAATTAGTCGTCCTTGTTTATTATATTTTCATTTATATATATTTGATTTAATCTTTCTATACCTTCGGCATACGAATATATCTGACCATCAATATTCCAATTAGAATCTACAAAATTTAACGTATGTATATCATTATCTTTTGTATAGAATGTAATAGATTTAATTTTATCTATTGAGTAATCAGTACCACCAACACATACATAAGCGGTTGATAATGTTGCCTCATAGTTTATCATGTTGTCTTTTAATTTAAATGCATTTACCTTACCACAAACATGTTCGATAATTTCATGACCATTGTCTGTATAAGAATAATTAAATTTTGCTATCATGTTTTATTACCTCGTCCCAAGCATGTTCTATAAGTGTATCGACTAAATAATTATTATCAGCACAATACGACATTGTAAAATCAGGAACAGAATATCCTCCATAATAAGGGTCTTTTCTAACATCTTTGTCATACCATTGATGATCAACTGCAGCAGAACCTCTTTCGATTTTCCAATTCCAATCAGCTTGAGATTTTAAATGATAATGATAAAGTCTTACAGGTCCAGTATAATCAGTAATACCATAAGTTGTTTTTGATACACCTGAACCTACAACTTCTGATACACGTATTCCATTCATCCATGGAACGTGACCATTTTCTTTATCATTCTTCTTAAAAAATTTATATTTTACACCACTATGATAACGGAAAAATGCTTTTCCTTGTGTGGTATAATCATTACGTCTATAGTAATTATCTTTTATTAAACTTCCATTTCTTGATGATGGAAGATTTTTTGAACTCATTAATATCTGTGGTACCAATACACAATCCAAGTGTCTAAACTGACTATCTAACGCAGCTTCCAAATTTGGATAACTAATTACATCCATTGCTGAATGCTTATACCACAAATACTCGTCATCATCCAAGAAATAAATTATATCATTTTCTTGGAAACCATATCTGTTATCTTTCAATATTTCTTCATATAACTTGTATTGATTTGGCCAACCTTCAATCTTATCATAAGTGACATTTAGATTTACATCTTTATTATAAGGCATGCCTAATTTCAAATAATTACTTACAAAGTCAAATATAGGTATAGATGATTCATTGTCGATAATATGAATGAAACATCCTAATTTTAAATACCATTTGAACCAATCTTTAAAGTCTAAATAATTATATGATTTTGTTAAACAAATTACATGAACCATTTATACGCTCTTTAGCTATTTCAAAATAAGTTAATTCTTTTTCTATTCCAATAAAGTTTCTATTTAAGTTTTTGCATGCAACTCCAGTTGAACCGCTCCCCATACAATTATCTAATACAGTATCACCTTCATTTGTAAAGGACTTGATAAGATATTCTAATAGTTCAACCGGTTTTTGAGTTGGATGAACTATGTGATGCTTATCTACTCTATTAAATCTTAATACTTGTTTTGGATAACGGGTACCATCATCTATATATTCTGTAGGTTTGATTTGATTATCTGAAGATAACTTACCAAACTTACCTTTTACAGTATTCTTAACAAGCTTTCCTTCATGTTTATATTTCTGAGGATTGTAAGTGCATTGTTTCTTATAGAATACTGATATAGTTTCAATGTTCTTTCCAAAACGTTTTTTTAATTGTAATACGTTTGTTGGAGCTTCTTTTTCCCAATATAAATCGTATTTGTAATCTTTTAAATTACTCATCCTAAGCATAGATGAGAAAGGTTCTTGTCCAAACAAAACAATTGCCGCGTTTGACTTGCAAACACGATTGTATTCTTTCCAAAGATCTTCAAATGGAATTACTACATCCCATGGACATTTCGTTGTTCCATAGGGTAAATCGCATAAAACCATATCTACTGAATTATCAGCGATAGATTTCATTGCGTTTAAACAATCATCATTAAATAGATTCATCTAATTTTGATAATACACTTGAATGAACTTCAGTTCTTGCTTTCCAAAGTCCTAGTTTTACTAATTCTTCTCTTAGTTTAGAAAATGAAACTGTAATTGGTAAAAATAAATCATCTACCTTATCAATAGTTGCTTCTTCTTTTTTTAAATCATATTTAATAAAATATGTTTCTAAACCTTTCTTAATCTTTGTTGTTTGGAAATCATAACCGTTGCATTCAATTAAACCTTCAATATTCTTGAATTTCCAAATAGCGAATGCATCAACTGTCATCATACTTCCTATACTTCCTCGTTTAATACTTGGCAGAAGTCTATAAAATCATTATAGAAGTCTTCTATATTTTTCTTATACGCTTCTGTCTTACTATACCATTTTGAATTTTTCTTTAATTTAGAATAATCAAATATCTTAATGACATTACTTTTATCTTCTTTAACTTCATTAAAGTGTTTACGTGCACATGGAATAAACCTTTCCAAATTTGTGACATTCAGAAATTTCACAAAAATTTCTCGATTTTTTACGTTATCTCCTTCTACAAAACATGTAATAGGAAGATTATAATCATGTGCTACTGTGTTTAATTTAGACGTTAATTGTAATAATACATTATCCCAAGAATTAGACATTTTTTTACTCCTGTTTGAAAATATAATAAAAACACTGGACTTTGTCAACCAGTGTTTTTAAAATATGATTCTAGTTTTTTACTTTTCAGAAACGTCGATAGTGTCCAATTTAATTACTGCATCACGAGATGTATTCAAATCATTCTTTTGGTCAGCTATATCCTGCTTGATTTCATCACGCTTTAGAATTAATGGCTCTTTCAACTTTCTAATTAAGTATGCACTTGTTTTAATATCCAACTTTTTACAGATATTTTCTACCAAGAAAATTGCATTCTGAACATTCTTAAATTCCAAATCTTCTGGTTTCAAGATTTTTCCATTAAAAATAAGTTCCACACATTTCTTGACTTGTTTATATTCAACTAATTGGTCTTCAGATAAAGTAGATACTAATGAAGCTGTTGCTTGCATTACTTCATCTAAATCAAACATTGTTCCTGCTGCAGGTTCATCTGGCAAAGTCACATCATCTTTGTTCTTCTTTCCAAATGTGAAGTCTGGGTCATCTTCATGACCATCTAAATCCAAATCTTCTTTTTTCTTATCATCTTCGGATTTACCGTCATCTTCCTCTTCACCACTTTCTCCATCTGATCCGCCATCACCGCCGGCTCCACCGCCGCCTCCTCCAGCATCATCACCAAATGGATCTCCTCCACCTGCATCATCTCCGAATGGGTCATCACCTCCACCCATATCATCTCCACCGCCCATGTCGTCTCCGCCACCAGCGTCATCTCCTCCAAAGTCATCTTCTTCAAATAAGAACTGTTTATCAAGTTTGTCTGATAAAGTAATAGTCTTACTTGTTATTTCACCTAAAATATCGGTTAAGTTTTTCATATTACTCCTCTTTAATCTAAAACCTCGTCTAATCTAGAAAGTATAACGTCCTTATTTGAATTTCTAATATTGGAACAAGTAAGATAATTAAAAAATGTTCTTGCTGTTTTTGTATTAGAACGAGTCAACATAATTAGTAAACCCTCTTTATCTTTATTTATGATCATTTGGACGAGAGTCTCCATTAAATCTTCCATCTTTTCACGAGTAATTTCGATATATGAGACAGAAAGCTGTTTCTTGTACTTTTCAAAGAAACGTTCAAAATACTCATCTCTATTTTCGATTTTATAAAAAACTGAATACAACAACTTATATACCTATTAACTTAAATCAAATTCTGGCTGTTCATCCTTTAATTGAAGAGAATTTTCCTTTGCCTTATTTATCATGTTCTGAATTAGATCTAATGTTTGGCTAGAATCCATTGTATATGCATTTATTTGAGTATTCATTGTTCCTGGCTTAGACTGACGCATCTGTGCAATACGTTCTCTCTGTTCTAATGCCTCTTTACGTAAGTTTTCATTAGTTTCAACAACTTGATAATCAGTCATTTGTTTATGAAGCTGGAACAACTTCATAATCTGATTACTAATTGTTTCTGTTAAATTTCTAAATACATCATACATGTGTGGAGGACAACCTATCTTCAATTGATCTGCCAATCCTGCTAATACAGTCTGATTTGTAGCAATCAAAGACATTAGCTCTGTCTTCATGTATTCTATATCATCAATATTATACTTCTGATTTTTTAATTTTTCTTCTACTTTTTCAATATACTTAGGAGATTCAGAAACGGCTTCTGCCTTTTCTTCTTCTATATTAAACTCATTTTTCAATGTATCAAATATATCACCTTCCATAAATTAACCTCACTAAGTATTTATAATCACCTATATTTCAATCCAAACTGTTCTTCTGTCAATACCTTAAAAAGATAACCATGTTGTCGACACCAACGTTTAGCGGCTTCCCACTTCTCATAGTTTCTTCTCAATGTATTACATCTCTCCTGCCAATTTTCTATTGCCTTCTTTGATTTCTTTTGAGGTGGATCTGGATATTTAATCTGACCCGCCTCATTCAATATAGGTGTCTGACTTTCTGGCTTTACTTCCAAAATATACTTCTTTACTTGTCCATCTTTATCTTTACAAACAAATAAAAAATCAGTCACATATACATGATTCTTTCCATCAATCTGTGAATAATATGGAACTTCCAATACTTCAGAACCCCATTCAATTACCGAATTTGTTCTATCACAGAAGTTGCAAAAAATCTTTTCCCAAGAACTTCTAAATGTAATAGGTTTTGCTCTAGGCATTCTCCCATTATAATTTAGACATTTTTCAGGATGATCTGGCTTAAAACAGCCTTGTAAATAATTACCACTAAATATACTCATTTTTTACCATCCTGTAAAAGGGTCTATAGTTGTTTTTTCCTCGATTTTCTCCTTAGGTTTATATTCAACGTCATATACATTTGCATTTGGATGTTCTTCAACAATATCATTCAATTTCAAAATATCATTGTATTGATATTGTGCTGGCGCTGCACTTGGTGCAATATCCCAAACTGGATCATCCTTAGGAATTGTAGGATTGTCTGCAATAGTATATTTATCATCCTTGTAAACCTTAAGAGTCAATGTGTAAGTATGTGACTTTAAACCAAAAGCTTCATCCCAATATTTTACATCTCTAATTTGGTAGAAAATTCCATTATAAGGTAAGTAGATAATATCATCAATTTTAGGTTCCCATGTATCATAAACATCTGGTGTATTTTTATCAGGGCCACCATATCTTGAATAATACTTAAAACTTCCTTTACCTACATATAAGGTCATCATATCTTCACCCCAAATACCTTGTAATTGATATGATCTTACATTAGGAGGAATTGAATTTGTATATCCTATGAAATACCAACTTCTTAAAATCCATCTTAATTGGTCTTCAGCGAATAATTGGTCTCTTTCTAAATCTTTAGAAACTGCGTAGTAAACAAGTTTCAAACCATATTTACCATACGCATCTTCTGTAGCAATATCTTGTTCAGCTGCATCTTGGTCAGATACTAAACCTTGAGCATCAGAATAACAATCGTCATGATAACCTGACAATGTTGAGCATAACCAAGGATATGATGATATTTTTGTATCTGCCATTATTCTAACCTCAAAACCCCATTGTTATTCCAAGCAATATTCATAATTCCATTTTTAGCATCATGGAATCTATCAAATGGAATAAATGCAACTGGTATATTTCTTGTTGCACGTTTATCATTTGGTGTTGCATCTTTATGATGAATTACCAATAAGATACCATAACCACACATGTGATGCTTCTGAATTGGATCATTAGGTTTATCTGGATTTACTTTGTTTACTTCAGATGTTGCTGAAATAGCATTATCACCACCTACTACCTTAATAACATTTTCAGTCAAAGGAGTAGTCTTTATATTATACATATCGTATTCTTCTTGTGAAAATGCAGAAGTAAATCCATAATTCAAATCCCAATAATTTGAATTAAAGTATTCACCAACTCCATATTGTATATTTTTCTGTGCATCTTCTGGTGTTATACCATATTGAGAGTATTCATAATCTCTTTTCACATAACATCTAGATGGACATTGTTTAGAGAAGATTACAGCTGAAGCAGGCATTTCTTCCATTTCTTCATAGCATGCATCAGACTCCATACCAGTTTGATTATTAATACTTTCAATAGATGGATTTACCATTGAACCAATTTTAAATAGGTTATATGTTGTGACAATTGTGTCCCAACTTCTTCTATCATTAAAATCATCTAATTCGGCTAATTGTTTATCTTCAAGACGTGGAGTAAGATATACATCGAATGGTCTATTCCAATCGATGCATCTTGCACCTAACATAAACTTGAATTTCTTAAAGACATATTTCTTTAAATCAGTCATTACTTAATCTCCAAGATACAACCCTTAGTTTGATTTCCGAATTTACCTTCTGGTAATTGCATAGACCAAGTACTTAGACCATCACAGTCACCTACACTTGTATCTATATACATTACATTATTACCATCTTCATCATAAACATATAGACCATCAAATGAATCACCTGACAATGCTGATGTATAACATATACCATTATTTTCAATGATTTCTTTTCTAATCTGTTCAGGTGACTTGGTAATACCTAAGTGAATGATGTTATTGTTATAAACAAAGTTTTCACCAGATACTCCCTTAATTGGGTCTGTAATCCAATAACCAACCTTACCATCATTAGACAATGCAAAGTTTACATCATATTTCAATTCACCTAATTTCTTCAAATTACCATCTTTACCATAACTTGCAGAAGTTGCTGAATATGTATATGTAAAGAATTGGTCTATTTCATCATGTGTCTTGAAATAATCTCTTGCATAATTTGGCATCTTTGCATTTGACAAATCTGGACCAGTTGTTGGACATACTGACCAATCACTCTGATATGAAATGTATACATCATTATAAATGTTCTTACCTGAATGATTATAATCAATTGCTAATGAAGAACCAAAATATGAATATGTTGATTCATGCTTAGATGTTGCATATTTATAAGTAGCATAGCTATAAGATTTCTTACCATTAGAATTATATACGTGTCTATGATCTTGTGTTAATGATATATCTCTACAAATAGAAGCTGGATAATGAACAGTTGACAAAGCATTTTGTGATCTTCTATAACCAGCTCCTTGAATTATGTTAGCAGGGTTATTAGGATCGATATAACCATAATAATTCTGTTTAACATTAATTCCTCTAAATAGGTTCTGTGCTAAGAATGGAAGACCACCTTCATTCTTTGCATTTGCAATATTCAAGCCTGGCATCCAACCATACTTATATGCGTATGTATCTGTATTACCTGCATTTGAGTCAACCATCATGTTCTTTACAGGAGTATCAACATTCAAATCTAATGTATACAAACCTAAGTTATAATCGTTATACATTAAACCTAAGTCATTTGAATATGCACCATAATATGCATAACCATGGACTTCTTGTGGTGCAGTATCAGGATCTGTAGCAGTTGAATCTGGCTGATCACCCTTCCAAGTATTGATATAACTATTGATACCTGGGAACATGTTATATGTTGGCTTAATTTCTGCAACAATTGGAGAACCAATTCCAAATGGACATGTAGCATTACCACCATTCAATTGAATTGGTCCATAGAAATCTCTCTTCTTATAGAATGCAGAGTTAACTGTAGTGTCAACTTTATCCCAAGGTTTTTGTGCAGCAGTTTCTTCTTCATAATGAACATTTACATTACTACATACAATTGGACATGGTGCATCATCACCAATATTAGATGTGTTAAATTCACAAATTGCAGCAAGACCACCAAATCTATCTAAGAATGCATAGTTCTTAGAACTTACATCATTCCATATATAATCAGCTGCAGATTTTGCAGAATTTCCACTTACAATTAAACCTTCTGAAATATGATTATCTAAGAATGCAGAAGTATTATAAATTTCTGTGACTTGTGGAGCAATAGACAATGAACCGATCAAACCACCAACATTATAGATTGATTGTAATTCAGTTCTAAAAGATTCACCTATAGCACCAACTTTTACATCTAATTTATATTGAGGTTTAAACATTGAAGAGAATGGATCTCTAGCATCATCTGTTAATTCAAAGATACTTGTATATGCACAGTTTCCAATGAAATTACGACGTCTTACTTGTATTGCATGATTAGTTCCATAATTAGAACCCCAATCATAAGTTTCAAATACAGTATTAGCTTTATTATCATCGATATTTGGATATTGTGTATTAATATCAGAACGAGAATGATTTGGACCTAATACACCAATTGCTTTAATAGTAAATTCATAATCACTAATTGTAATTACAGTCTTAGTAGCTCCATCTATTCTAGGTGTAATATGACTATATCTATTCTTAACATGAATACCTTTC